GACCAGGAGCACCGGGGTGACGTAGCCCGCCGCCGCAATCCAGCCCGTGAGCTGGGCCGCGCGCGCCGTCAGCCAGTCCTCTACATCGGCAAGCCGGGGGTGGTTCTCACCCCCCCCGTAGCGGATGTGGCGGGTAAGCCCCTCCACGCCCGCCACGCTGCCGTATGGGCCGCTGTAGGCCACGGGTTAGCCCCTTGCCTTGACAGGCACCACCGTAGGAGTGGGCGTGGCAGGCACCGTAGGAGCCAGCGTAGCGCGTGTCTCTGTGGACGTGGCGGGCGGCGGCTCAGGCGCGGGCAGGGGGCGCCCATTGGCATCCACCCACTGCCCTGCCACCAGATAGCGCCCGCCGGGGGTCGTGTCGGCCATGCTGGTCTCCTATGCCCCGCTGAACGTGGGCGCCACGTAGGCCGAGGCCGAGGCCGCGTAGTAGAGCACCGCACCGTTGGTGCGCGTCCACGCGCCGAAGCCGAAGTACGAGTCCATCACCTCGGCGAAAAGCGGATAGTCGTTGAGCATCGCCACGATGCGCAGGCCACGAATGGCCGCCACCGGGTGCTGGCGGTACACGAGCGGCTTCATGTCGCTCCCGGCGTCGTACACGAATGCGTAGTTATTGGGCACCCAGGAGCGCACCCAGACCTCGGCAGCACCGAAGATCCCGATGGCCCGGTTGTCGATGCGCGTGATGTCCAGCCGCGCGCCGGGCTGGTTCGCCTGTGTCCCGAGGTTCAGGCGCGGGTCGGTGTAGGGCACGAAGCCTACGAGCGCCCGCACGGCAGTCTCGGCAGCGCGGTTGATGTTCAGCCGCAGCTGCGCACCGTGGCCGTGTTCGATCACGTCATCGATCAGCGCCGTCAGCGCCACCGCCGTGGGCGCGGCGCCGTTCAGGAAGTCGTAGTGCGTGTGGCTGCTGGCGGTGAAGACCTCGCCATTCGGGCCGTTGGGGATAGCGGCGCTGTCGGCGTTCACCAGGCGCTTGACCGCAAGGTTAATGTTGGGCGCCATGAACTGATCGGCGATCGTGTAGTTCGTAGCGCCGAAGATGGCCCGCTGGAGCTCGCGGCGAATGGCCCGCGTGTGCATCGACTGGATGGCGATCATGCTGTTCGCCATCTGCGCGGGCGTCGCCTGGAGCATGTAATCCTGCGTCCAGCCGATGTTCTTCACGAACTTTTGCAGCGGGAACCCGACGTTGCTCCCCGCGCCCGCCTTGAACGTGACGCCCCGGTCGTACTCGTCGCTCGGCAGCATCTCGCCGTCGGCGCTGGCGCCGTAGATGCGCTCGCGCTCGGTTGTGACGGCGGCGAGATCCATAACCATCGCGTCAACGACGGCGTTGTGCGCCGCAAGGTCGTCGGTGAGCGTTCGCTGAATGGCGTCAAGGCCGAAGTCCACGGCGGTCTGCGTCGTGAGGGAGACCAGATCCGCAACGGTGTGTGTGCCGGTTGGCATGAGCGGTCTCCTCTCTAGTTATCCCGCGTGATGCGGACATGCGTGGCGGAAATCGTGCGGGCCACGCCCACGGCGTCGCCGATCGTGGCGGCATTGTCGAACCGCCCCGCCGTGGCGCCGATGAACAGCACGGCGCCGGGGGTGAGCCCGCTGCCGTACTCGAAGATGACGCCCCGGCCCCAGAGGGTGACCGGCTCGCCAAGCGCGTAGGTCTTGCCGGTGAAGCCGTCAAGCTCGGCGGCCTCGTCGGCCGCTGTGCCGTTCGACATGAACACCCGGCCATCGCTGGCGCGAATGTAGCAGGGGGCGGCGGTGAGCAGCGCCTCGCCTGCCAGGAGGCCGAGCGAGGCGGGGATCTGGTTCGCGTGCTGCGCGCTGCGCGTCTCCACCGTGGTGGTGGTGGCAGCGGCGGTGATGAGCGCCATAGAGGCTCCTTACAGCCCGCCGTAGCGGGCGCGTTTCTCGGCGATAAGGTCGGCCTGGGCGGTGCTTACTGGCGCCGCGAGCCCGCCAATGCCACGCGGCCCCGGCGGGCTGCCGCGCTGTGGGGCGGCGGCGGCCATGCTGCCGAGCTTCACGGCGGCGGCCTCCAGCTTGCGCACGGCGGCCAGGCGCTGCGCCGACGTGCCATCGGCGGGCATCAGCTCGCGTAGCTCCAGGGGCAGCGCGCGCAGCCGAGGCTTGATCTCTTCCTCGACCTCCAGTGCGAGCGCGTCGCGCTCCGCCTGCACGGCGTCTGCGCGGGCTTCTGCGGCCTCGGCGGCAGCCTTGCGCTGCTCCGCCACGCTCTGCCACTCGCCCGCGCTTGCGGCGGCGGCCTCGGCGGCGGCGGCCTTGGCGCGGGCCGTCTCGGCGTCGGCGGCCTGCTTCGCCTTGCGGCGATCCTCGGCGAGCAGGGCGTTGAGCTCGGACTGCGTGAACGTGCGATCCGCAGCGGGCGTGGCGGGCTGCGTGCCGGTGCCTGAGCCCGCGCCGGGGATGCTGCCCGCCCCGTCGGTGGTGGCTGTGGTCTCAGTGTCGGACATACGATTGAACTCCTACGGGTGGAGAACGCCAAAAGCCCCGCCAGCGGTGGCGAGGCTCAGGGGAGCCGGGCAACCACGGGCGGGGCCGAGATCCCGAAGCGGGATCGGGGTATCAGTTTGGCTACACTATAGCATAACCGTCAAGTCAGCGGATTACGGGACGTTCGCCTGGGGAGAAGACGACCATCAGCCGACGCGCTCTCTGTGAGCCGCGCATCCTTGTCATACTGCGGCTCCCAATGCGTGCCTAGAGAAGTCGGCCCCACGGCACAGCTAGCAAAGTGACATTCCCAATAGTCAACGCGGTTCGCGCCGCTATGCGAATCCGCCCATTTGACAAGCCCGCTGGGGAGAATATTGCCGCTGACTGTCTTGTCATAGACAACGGAGGCGGTCTCAGTTGTCGCCCCATCAGGCAGGCGGATCGTTGTGGCCCCACGATGTGCAATCGCACTCATCGCGCTTGCTCCTGCATGTCAAGGCTGTGAATTACGGGGCGGTCACTGCGTCATTCTCCAGTGCCCGTACCACCACGGCGGCCAATCGCTCCGCCGTCGGCGCGTCGCCAATCTCAGCGAGCAGCGCGGACACAATGCAGTTCCCCATGACGGTAATGCTATGGAAGATCACCGGGGGATTGTCATACTGCGGCTCCCAGCCGTCGCTGTCCCTGATGTAGCAGGCGCCAAAGCCCGCCATGAGGCCAAGCGAGTCAAGGCGCCGTGCAATGTGGGCGCTTGCGTCAAGTTGCTGTGCCAGATCCTCACTCATGCCCATAGCGTGCTTCCTGCATTTCAAGATAGAGCAGATACCAGTACACCGTGTCATAGCTCCACGCGCCGCGATACGGGTTCCAGACGCGGTACACGAACTGTGCCTTGTCTATCACGACGTGGATATGGCGCTCCTGCCCGCCGTGCCGCCAGATCGTGCCGACGGGAAACTGCGCAAGCGTCGACTGGCGGGCCGCCTCAAGGTCTTCTTGTTCCTCACTCATGCCCATAGCGTGCTTCCTCGCTCGTGCCTCGTCGCTGCGCACATTCTACCACGGCGCGCAACGCCCCCCGCGCGGTCGCTGCGGCGGCGGCGAAGCGCTGCGCGTCGGCGCACGGGTCGTTGACGGCGGCCAGCAGATGCCCGCGCGCGCGGCGCAACGTCTCAGCCATGGCGATCAGATCGGCGCGGGTAGTGTTCACGGCGTCGGCTCCTCGGTGGTGGCGTCGGGCCGCCCGGTCACATTGCCCGCCGCGTTAATCGCGGCCCCGCCGTCGGGGCGCTGCACGGTGACCGGCAGCAGCCCGGTGTGGGCCACGGGCGGCAGGCCCGCCACTGTGAGCGAGTCGCCCGGCGTGAAGCCCGAGCGGATCAGTGTGCCCGCGCTGTTCACGCGGTTAGCAAAGTCGGCGCTGGCCTGGCTGGTATCCTGTCGCGCCACGGGCGGGAACAGCGGGCGCCGGTTAAAGCGGAAGTCCTCAAACCCGTCGCGGTACGCCCGCTCGGCGGCCTCTGGCGTGCCCTGCCCCGTGCCCACGTTCCACATGCCAAGCAGCACGCCCCAGCTTACGGCGATCTGCGTGGCGCGCACCAGCGCCGCCTCGTAGTTCGCTCGCGCCAGCCCCAGCCGCTGCTCGGCGGGGGCGCGCAGCTGGGCGATGGTCTCGCCCGACTGGCCCGAGAGGTAGCGCCCGCCGAGCGCCTTGAGCTCGGGCAGGCGATCCTCGATCAGCTCGATCAGCAGGCGGCACTGGCTGATCGCGTCGGCGATGTTCAAGTCCGCCACCAGCGCCTGCACATTGGGCGCCGTCTGCCCTCGGCTGGTGTCGGTGTAGATCACGTTGCGGCCGGTCAAGGCGATGCGCGTGGGCGCCGGGCCGCTGGCGGAGATGAACCAGTCAACTTTCACATGGTCATGTATCTGCGTGTTCAGGTGGGTGAGCAGCGCGTTCAGCCGGTCAAGGGAGGAGCGCGCGCGGTAGAACGCATTCAGCCCGAACGCATCGCCCGCATCCTCGTGCGGCAGGAGCACGTAGGGCACCACGCCAAGCGTGTTGACGTAGATCGCACCGGGGCCGTTGTCTTCGCGCAGCATCAGGTCGTAGGGGATGAGGCCGTTCTGATGCACACGATACGTGCGCGTGTCCTCTTTGGTGAGCACCTCGCGGATCGTGACGCGCTCCTGCGCGTCGCCGAGCCCGTAGAGGATGTCATACTCCAGCTCGGCGCCGGTGACGTGGCCGCGCGGGTCAAGCTCCACATCGCGGATGACACGCGGGTGCTCGGGTTTGAGGTAGACGCGCCGCCGCGCCGGGTCGGGGCTGTCCTGGGCCACGATGCGCAGGCCGACGGTGCCGTGCATCGGGGCGAGCCGCGCGATCTGTTGCTTTGCCAGATCCATGTTGGACGTTGCCCAAATGGCGTCAAGTGCAGGCAGCAGGGCTGCGTTGTCGCTCTGCGCGCGAATGTCGGTGGGGGCGTCCTCGGCGGCATCGTCGGTGGAGCGTCGGAACAAGCCGCCAAAGACATGTTGATACAGCCCCACGACCTCGGCCACGGGGTTGTAGAGCCCCGCCAGATCGGCGGCGCTGGCGTTGCCGAGCGTGGCGTTAATCTGCTCGCGCAGCCCGCCCTCGCTACCGCGCTCGTAGATGGCATTGTCGTAATACTGCTGGTTCATATCGTACACGGCGGCGCGATCCTGATAGGCCGGGCGCGACTGGTTGCCTGCCGCCGTGATCAGACGCGCCAGCGCGCCGAATGGATTCTGTGCAAACAGCGTCATACGGGCGCCTCTCTACTGAGCGCGGCGAGGGCGGCGGGGCTCCAGGCGGCATGGTCAACCAGCGCCGCCGCCCGCTGGGCGCCCATACTGAGCGCCACCGCAAGATCGATTTTATCCGCATACGTGCGCTTCACAATGCGCAGGCGCCGCCCCTCGCCGTCCACCTTGCGGTTGGCATTGGCGAGGTGCTGGCGTAGGGCCGCGTCGCCGTCGTGGGCAATGCGGCGGCTCACAATGGCGTCAAGCAAGCCCTTGTCGGCCTCCAGGCGTTGCACCCCCTGAGGGAACGGCACGCACGGCGTCGGAATGGGGCGCGGGCTGCTCGTGAGGCGCCGGATCAGCTGGCCGAGCAGGAACGGGTCGTAGGCCAGCTCGCGCACGGCGAAGCGCGCCACGATGTCGCGTAGGTCGGCCTCGATCGCGTCGAAGTCCAGCGGCGCGCCTCGCACCGGCACGTAGCCGCGCACGTAGCGCACGGCCAGGCGCTGCGCGTCACGCGGGTGCGCAGAGATGAGCAGCGATGCGAACGTGTCGTTGCTTTCCGCCCCGTCAAGGGCGAGGATGCATGGCTCGTGCGGCCCGAGCGGCGGCAGCGCGTCGCGGCACGCATCCCAGAGCGCGATGCTCGGCAGAAACGTGGCAACCTCGGTGGCCTCAAACGCCTCCTCTGGCGTGGCCGGGTACTCCTGGCGCATGTGCGCGCTGTCCACCGCATCGGCCTCGGTGGCGGCGTACCAGGCGGCGTCACGGTCGGGGCGCGCCTGCCAGGGCAGGAAGCGGAACGCAAAGCGCCCCGTGCCTGCCTGCGCACGGGCGCACAGATCGGCGAACAGGTTAGCTCGCCCGTTCGCCGTTGAGAGCACAATCAGCTGGCCGCCCGCGTCAATCGTGGGCTTCATCGCCGTATACAGCTCGGTGGCGTAGTTCATGAACGCCGCCTCATCCAAGATCGCCAGGGACGCGGTGAACGTGCGGCCCGCGCTGCGCGTGGCGGGCATCGACTTGATGCGCGAGCCGTTCGCCCACGCGATCTCCTCGGTGTTCTCCTTTGTCACGGCGGGCAGGGCGGCGCGCAGCTCGGGCGGCAGGCGGGCGTACATCACGCTGATACGCCGCAGCAGCTCGTTGGCTTCGTCCTGGCCTTTGCTGAACGCCAGCACCACCCGACCCGGCTGGTAGAGGCAGCGCCAGAGCGCGGCGGCGCACACGAGCCAGCTGATCCCGAGCTGGCGGGCCTTGAGGATGAGCAGCAGGCGCTCGTTCTCTACGTCGGCCAGCAGCGCGCGCTGGGCCGGCCACAGACGGAACGGCATGGTGCCGCCGCCGTCGCCGTGATCCTGCGCATCATCGATGATGACGTGCTGGTCAATGAAGTCAGCGAGGGGCGGCGGTGCCAGGCTAGGACTCTTCGGCGGGGTCGACAAGCGCTTCGAGAAGTCGAATTTGCTTATCTGCAATGACCCCGTGAAGGATCGCAAGCTCTTGGGCGGGTTGTGTTTTGAGCCAGTCTGTGTCACGAAAGACCTTCATTTGATCGCGCAGCGTGGTCAATCCCTCTTCCAAATACTCTAAGAGCAGCGCCCCGATGCGCTCTCGTTTTTCGGTTGCAACAACCGCAACCGCGCTGCCATTCAGCTGGCGCGACTTCCAGCTTTTAAGCGTCCCAATGGGGATGTTGAAGGTTGCAGCCACCGTAGCCGGGGCTTGGCCTGCGAGCAGCGCCGCGAGCGCTTGGGCCTTGATCGACTCGCTATAGTCAGTCATCGGCCTGCCTTATACTGCGGTATAATGTACCAAAGAGCAGTGAGCAGAGAGGCATCGCAGTGCTTGACACCATGACCACGAGTGAAGCCGGTGAACGGCTCGGGATTAAGTCCCGCTCGATTGTCGCGCTGATCCGGCTGGGGCTGATGACGGCCACGAAGCGCGGGCGCGACTATGCGATTGCACGCGCCGAAGTCGAGCGCTACGCCGTTGAGCGCCGCCCCGCGCATCGTGCGGCGAAGCCAAGGGGGGCGTAGATGGATACACGCAAGGCGGGCGTCTACCTGATCCGTAACCTGCACACGGGCGATGTCTACGTGGGCAGCAGCAGTGTAACAATTGCGCGTCGATGGGCTCAGCACCGCAATGACCTGAGGGGGGGGCAGCACCGCAACCCGTGGCTGCAACGTGCATGGAACAAGTACGGGGCCGATATGTTCGCGTGGGAAGTGCTGGAGCACGCTGAGGGGCGCGACGCGGTCTTGGCGTGCGAGCAGCGCTGGATTGACCACTATTGGGGCGGGCGCATGGGCGTAGACTGCTACAACATGCTTCCGACGGCAGGCAGTCCGACGGGGCACGTCAAGAGCCCCGAGACGCGGGCGAAGCTGAGTGCGGCAAGGCGCGGGCACATCACAAGCCCCGAGACGCGGGCAAAGCTGCGTGCGGCGCAGACCGGGCGCACCGCAAGCCCCGAGACGCGGGCAAAGCTGAGTGCGCGCACCGCAAGCCCCGAGACGCGGGCGAAGATCGGCGCGGCCAGTCGCGGGCACGTCAAGAGCCCCGAGACGCGAGCAAAGATGCGTGCGACAAATCTCGGGCGCGTTCACAGCCCTGAGGCGCGGGCAAAGATGCGTGCGGCCAGTCGCGGGCGCATCATAAGCCCCGAGACGCGGGCGAAGATCGGCGCGGCACAAACGGGGCGCACCGCAAGCCCCGAGACGCGGGCGAAGCTGCGTGCGGCGCAGGCCGGGCGCACCGCAAGCCCCGAGACGCTGGCGAAGATGCGTGCGGCGGGGCGCGCCATAAGCCCCGAGACGCGGGCGAAGATGCGTGCAGCAAGTCGCGCGCGCACCGCAAGCCCCGAGACGCGGGCGAAGATGCGTGCGGCGGGGCGCGCGCGCGTTCACAGCCCCGAGACGCTGGCAAAAATGCGCGGGCGCACCGCAAGTCCCGAGACACGGGCGAAGATCAGCGCGGCAGGGCGGGGGCGCGCCGTAAGCCCCGAGACGCTGGCAAAGATGCGCGGGCGCGTTCAGAGCCCCGAGACGCGGGCGAAGATCGGCGCGGCCAGTCGCGGGCACGTCAAGAGCCCCGAGACGCGAGCAAAGATAAGCGCAGCCAAGCGCGGGCGCGTTCACAGCCCTGAGGCGCGGGCAAAGATGAGCGCGGGCCAGAGAGAGAGAAGGCGTAAGTTGCGAGAAAAAGCGACGTATCATCAGGCGTCTCTCTTCGACCTAGCAGAATAGCTTGCGCACGGGTGACGTGTGCTCATCGCATCCTCATCATCGGCAGCGCCACCCGCCAGCGCGCCGCCACGAGCACGCCGTCGGCGGTGGCTTCGCGCCAGTCGCCTTGCGCCCACAGCGTACAGCGCAGCGTGACGCCGCTGCCGTCATCCTCGCAGAGCCCCAGCCCGCCCGCGCCGCCCTTCACGACCACGACCGGCGGCGCCGCCAGCCCCTCAGCGAACCACCAGGACGCGGCGGGCGCGTCGCGCAGCTCGCCACGCCAGACGGGCGCCTGCGCGCTCACCGGGGCAACGAGCACCACGCAGGCCACGGCCACGAGGGCACACAGCAGCACCACGATGACGAGCAGCAGGGGGTCGATGGGGCGGCGGCTCATGGGGCGGCTCCCGCAGCGTGTCGTGGCCCCCAAGCGGCACCCAGCCGCAGACGGGGCACCAGAGCCAGGCGCGCGCACCGTCGCCGTGCTCCACGCGCATGTAGCAGCGCCAGTGCGCGCCGCAGCGCGGGTAGCGGGCGTAGTACCAGCCCGCGCTGCGGTGCTTTGTGGGTCGCGTCATCCATTACAACAGTTCCTGGTATGCCGCCAGCTGCGCACGCGCATCGGCGTAGGCAGCGGAGAGCGTGGCGCCGTAGCCCATCAGCGTCATGAGTCCTTGGCCTCCCAGTGTCAGGGCGATCTCCCAGTCGATGCGCGTTTCAGGGGAACGCCCCGCGCTATCCGACAGCGTGCGCCGCTGAAGGCGAAACGTGAAGCGCTCGGGCAGGGCCGCGAGTGCGGCGAACGCGGCAGCGTCATCCATCGTCGTCGCTCTCCTGGGCGCGCTTGATGATCCGCGCCTGTCGCGCGGCGATCTTCGCCAGCTCCTCAAGCATGGCCTTCTTGACATCTTCGATGTGTGTGTGCATCCGCGTATAGGCGGCGTCGCCCCGTTCAACGAGCGTATTGATCTGGCCCTGCAGGCGCACGTCACGCGCCAGCGAGGCGGCCTCGGCGGCGGCGCGGTGGAGCTGGTCGCCCGCCGCGTACGCCTCAAGGCCAGAGGCGATAGCGACGGCAACCGCGCTATTTTGCAGCGCGGCGCCGCGCTTGATCTCCTCCAGGCTCAGGCAGATCGTACTGAGCAAGTCCGCAAGCTCGGCGTTGTACGCCAGCCACGGCTCGCGCACCTCGGGCGGCTGCGCCTCCGCCGCGACCCGCTCGGCCTCTCGTTGCAGGCGGTCGGTCATACAAGCTTCCTCTTAGCGTGTGGCGGAGAGCGCAACATCGAACCAGGCGCGGGCCACGCCGATAAACACGTAGCGGTCCAAAAAGAGCAGCGCCACGAACAGCGCCAGCACAAGCAGCACGATGGACATTCCGGCCCGCCAGCGGTCGGACTCCAGCTGGCGCACAGCGCGCTCAGCGGCATCACGCGCAGCGGCGTTAACGAGGTCGTCCACCTGATCCCGCACGGCCCGCACCGCGTCGGAGAGGATGCCCATGTCGCCGCGCGCGTAGGCCAGCTGGCGCCCAAGCTCTTTGTTTGCCGTCTCGCGCTTTTGGTCAACGGCAAAAACATACTCGCGAAGGAAGGCCAGCACCTCGGCGGGGTCAGCCCCGTGCGTGATGTTGCCCCCGGCGTTGTCGCCCGTGGCAACGTCGCCGGTCTGGCCGCGCGAGAAGTCCAGGACGGCGCGGCGCTTGCGGGTGGGTGGTGGCGCCACATCTACGACGCCCCCCGCATGCGGGCCGCAAGCGCCTCAATGCGCCCGCCGTAGCCCACGCCCGGCACGGCCCATCGCCGGTCAAGGCCGCTCCATGTGGGCGCGATGCCGCGCAGCGCGGGCGGCAGCGGACGCACCGTGAGCGCGTACTCAATCAGGGCGCGTTGGGCGGGCGTGCCATGACCGGCAGGAAGCGCGTAGACGCAGAGCCGGCCCAGATGCGCACGCACGGCGTCGGCGTCCCATTCCGCAAACGAAATGCCCTCCAGCCATGCGTGGTCGTCGGCGTCGCGCACCCAGTTGAGGCTAGGGCGCTTTCCCTGGCGCGCGTCGCCGGTCACGCCGATGCCCGCCGGGTTGCGGCGCGGCCTAGCGCACCACCACGAGGTTAGGCTGCCGGTCTCGTGCGCGCACTGCGCCAGAGCCAGGAACCAGTCAACGCCCGCCGCGTCGCCGATGCGAGCGTAGGCACTGACAATCGTGCGGATATCCACCGCGTTGTACTGCGTGGCGTGCCGCCTGAGCCAAGCAATCGCGGCGGCCTGCGTGCCGCTGGCGGGGCCGAGGATCGGCGTGCCGCGTGCCGCAGGCGGCAGCACGGGCGGGGCGGGCGTGGCCTCGGCGAGCACCCAGGCGCGAGTGACCCGGTTGCCGGGGCAAGACTTCGGCGAGCTGTCGCGGTGGAAGGCGAGGATGTCAGCCAGCGGGCGGCCCAAGCGCAGCTGGAAGCCCGCGAGCACCGCCCGCGTGTTATCCCACGTCGCGCCGTCGGGACGCGACACGTCGCCGTTCCACACCATCTCCAGGCCAATCGAGTACCAGCGTGCGCGCACGCTGCCGTTGCCCGCCCCCGCGTGGATGCCGATGCGCGCCAGCGGCGTGGCGAGCCAGATCCCGTCAGCGGCGCAGTAGATGTGCGGCGCTGATGTCCAGCCCTTGCCCGCATAGAAGCGCTGCATCGCCCGCATGCTCGTGAACCCGCGCCAAGTGTGTTGGTCGGGGCGATAGGTGTGATGGAGCACGATGGTGCGCGGCAGGCGCCAGGGGAACGTGTAGCCCGCGATGAAGGGGCGCCACTCGGCGATGCTCAAGCACTGCATCACGAACGGCGGGGTGCCCTCGGTCGTCTCGCCAGACGCGCCGGGAGCCGCCCCCAGCGGCAGGGGCGGCTGGGCGGGGTCGCGGCCTTCACGGGGATGCAGGCGGTCGTCGGGGTCGGACATGCGGCCTCCAGAGGGGACGGACAGAGGGACGCAGGCACAGTATAGCACAGCAGTTGCGCCGCGTGCTATACTGCCAGCGCTGTCAACGATGTTTAACCCGCTGGTCTCGGGGTCTCCGCGACAGGCAAGCGACACACCACGGGCCGTCTCAGGAATGGGGCGGCCCGTGGTGTGTCTTGGGGGCTTAATAAAGGTGTTGACAATCTTATTAAAGGCTGCTATACTATGCACAAGGCCGAGACGACACGAGAGGAACCGCAATGCCTATGCTCGCCGCTGATGTTTCCCAGGAGGTAATTGACCAGCTCACCAAGGCGGCGCGCGCCTTGTCAGAGCAGCACAATCTTCCAATCTCGCGCTCCTGGGTGATCCGGCAGGCGCTTCTCTCCTACCTAGAGCGCCTGCCCATTGGCCCCCGCTACGAGCCGATCAATCCGCAGACAGATACGCAGACCGCCGCTTAATCAACGCCCCGCGCTGCTGGCGCAGCCGGGGCACGAGACACCAGGAACTACCCCCAATGTCTACACCCATTGTACCATCCGACGCCCCGCACGCCGTGAAGTACGACCGCCCAACCGA